AGATGGCTCTACGCCTGATTCAAATGCTTTGGTTGGATTACAAAAACTTGCAGCTGCAAATTCAAACACTGCAACTAGGCATATAATGCAGGCTGGATTATATTTAACATTAAAAACAGCAGAAGCAATATCGCTTAGAATATCTGATGTGCTTGAAAACTCAAATACAAGAAATAACTTTATTCAGAGTATTGGAAGATTTAACGTAGGTACACTAGAAGAAATTTCTCAATTACATTTACATGACTTTGGTATATTCTTAGAATTATCGCCAGACGATGAAGAAAAGCAATTGCTAGAAAACAATATTCAGATGGCATTGTCTAAAGAGCAAATATATTTAGAAGATGCTATTGATATTAGAGAAGTTAAAAATTTAAAGTTAGCTAATCAATTATTAAAAGTAAGACGTAAAAAGAAATTTGATCAAGACAGGCAGTTACAACAAGAGAACATCCAAATGCAAACGCAGTCAAACACACAAGCTGCACAAGCCGCTGCACAAGCAGACGTTCAAAAAAATCAAGCTATTACGGAATCTAAAATTCAACTCACATCTGCGGAATACGAATTAAAAGCCCAGATGTTAGAAAAAGAAGCTGAAATTAAGAAACAGCTTATGCAATATGAGTATGAGCTTAATAAGGATCTTAAGCAGCTAGATTTACAGGTAATTAAAGATAAGGAGTCTTATAAAGAAGATCGCAAAGATAAAAGAACAAAAATTCAAGCATCTCAACAATCTGAATTAATAGATCAAAGACAAAATAATAAAGCGCCAAAAGATTTTGAATCCGCAGGATTTGATACGCTAGGAGGCTTTGGCTTAGGGCAGTTTGAGCCAAGATAAAATCATACTGCATAACTTATATAATATCATATCATGTCAGAAGAAACCGCAAAAGTTGTTGTTGATGAAACACCAACAGCAGCAGAAAAAGAAACACAAGTTCTCGAAGCAGCTGGAGTAGACACAAAAGCTGATGACGGAGTCTACAAAGTAGATTTAAGTAAACCTAAAGCGCAAGAAGATGCCGTACAAAACGAAGAGCAAGGGAATGATGAAGTCGAAGCCAATGAGCAAGTCGATGATCAAACCGAAGAAAAATTGCAAGAAGTTAATGAAGAAGTAGAAGAAGAATCTGCTTTAGAATTAATTGAAGACACAGAAGACCAAGAAGAGCCCAAAGCTGTTGAAGAAGAACAAGTAACAGAAGAAGAGGTAATTCAAGAAGTAAAAGATTCTGGGATTGACCTTCCTGAAAATATTCAAAAAGTTGTAGACTTTATGAATGAGACAGGCGGAACACTTGAGGATTATGTTAGATTAAATGCTGACTACTCTAATGTTGACCCGGGAACTTTATTAAAAGAATATTACAAGCAAACTAAATCACATTTAGATAATGAAGAGATTGATTTCTTAATTGAAGACAATTTTGAATTTGATGAAGATTTAGATGAGGAGCGAGACATCCGAAGAAAAAAACTTGCATATAAAGAAGAGATTGCAAAAGCAAAAAACTTTTTGACTTCACTTAAGGATAAATATTACGATGAGATCAAGTTGAACTCAAAGTTAAATCCGGACCAGCAAAAGGCTATTGACTTTTTTAATCAATATAACAAAGAGCAATCCGACGTTCAGCAAACACAGGAAAAGCAGCTTAATCATTTTAAACAGCAAACTGAAAAAGTTTTTAATCAAGAATTCAAAGGTTTTGATTTTAAGGTTGGAGACAATAAATATAGGTTTAAAGTTAAAGATGTGGCAAAAACAAAAGAAGTACAAAGTGATCTTAATAACGTACTAAGTAAGTTCTTAGACAAAGATAATATGATCGCAGACGCTTCAGGATACCACAAAGCTATTTTTGCTGCAAATAACGCTGACAGTTTAGCTACTCATTTTTACGAACAAGGTAAAGCTGATGCCATTAGGGAAATTTCAAAAGATTCTAAGAATGTAAACATGGATCCAAGAAAAACCGGAAGTGGTGTTATTGAAACCGGAGGAATGAAAGTAAGAGCCATAACTGGTGACGACAGCTCTAAGTTAAAAATTAAACTTAGAAAATAAACATTTAAAAAATTTAAAATGGCTACAATTACTCCAACTGGAGGACCAAACTTAAACGCGGTTCCAGCTCCAGTTAAACAAACATTATCAACTAACTACCTTTCTTTTACAGGAGGGCAAAATGACTGGTCTCAGCAATACTTACCAGAATTATACGAAGCAGAAGTTGAAAGATACGGTGACCGTACTGTTTCTTCTTTCTTACGTATGGTAGGTGCTGAAATGCCAATGACTTCTGATCAAGTAGTATGGTCAGAGCAAGGAAGATTACACCTTTCTTACGAAGGAGCTGCATTAGTTGCTTCAACTGGTATTATTACTGTATCTGCAGGACACGCTGTACGTGCTAACCAAACTATTGTTGTTTCTGATGGAACTACAACTGTTAAAGCATTTGTATCTGGAGTTACTGCAACTACTATTACAGCTAAAAGATATGACAAAGCTGCATTCTCAACTGATTCAGATTTTGCTGACGGTTCTGTAAGCTTATTCGTATTTGGTGCTGAATTCAACAAAGGTACTACTGGAATGTCAGGAGCTGTTACTCCATCTTTCCAATCTTTCACAAACCAACCAATCATCATCAAAGACAAGTACGAAGTATCTGGATCTGATGCCTCACAAATTGGATGGGTTGAAATTACTGGAGAATCTGGACAATCTGGATACTTATGGTATTTGAAAGCTGAAGGAGATACAAGAACTCGTTTCGAAGATTACTTAGAAATGGCTGTTGTTGAAGGAGAAAATGCTGCTGCATTATCCGGAGCTGCTGTTGCTGGTGTTAAAGGAACTGAAGGTTTATTTGCTGCTATCCAAGATAGAGGGCACGTAACTGCCGGTGTTGATGGTTCTTCTGCTGCAGAAGATTTATCTGACTTTGACGAAATCCTTAAGAAATTAGACAAGCAAGGAGCAATTGAAGAGAACATGCTTTTCTTAAACAGAGAAGTTTCTTTAAACATTGACGATATGCTTGCTGCTCAAAACTCTTACGGTGCAGGTGGTACTTCTTACGGAGTATTCTCTAACAGCGAAGATATGGCACTTAACTTAGGTTTCTCTGGATTCAGAAGAGGTTCTTATGACTTCTACAAAACTGACTGGAAATACTTAAACGATGCTACTACTAGAGGACTTGTTACAGACATCAGAGGGGTTTTAGTACCTGCTGGAACTTCTACTGTTTATGACAAAGTATTAGGTAAGAACATCAAAAGACCATTCTTACACGTACGTTACAGAGCTTCTGAAGCTGATGACAGAAAAATGAAATCTTGGACAACTGGTTCAGTTGGAGGAGCTTTCACATCTGATCTTGATGCAATGGAAGTACACTACTTATCTGAAAGATGTTTAGTAGTTCAAGGAGCGAATAACTTCATGATCTTAAACTAACATAACTTTGTAAGATTTACCCTCGTTGAACTGACGGGGGTATTTCTTACTTTTATACACTTTTTAATTATATTATATCATGGCAAAACAAGTCACACCAAAAAAATCAACTTCTGTACCAAGAGATACTGAAGTTATAGCAGAAGCTTTAGAAGCACCAATTGAAAAAGTTGTTGTAAAGGAAGAGCCAAAACCAAAAAAGAATTTTTGGGAAGTTAAAGACCGTACATACTATTTAAAAGGCGGTAGAAACGCATTAACATATACAATAAGAAGTAAAGGAATTTACTGGTTTGACGAAGAGAAAGGATACGAAAGAGAAATCAAGTATACTTTAAATCAAAAAACACCATTTGTTGATGAATTTCAAGGTCCTGCAAGATTAGGGCATATTGTATTTACTGATGGAACATTGGTAGTACCAAAAGAGAAACAAACGTTACAAAAACTATTATCATTATATCACCCTCAAAAAGGTAAATTGTTTGAAGAGTTTGATGCTGAAGAAGATGCAGAAGACGAATTAGACTTTTTAGAATTAGAATTAGATGCTTTAGTAGCAGCTCGTTCTATAGATATTGATCAAGCTGAAGCTATATTGCGTACTGAGGTTGGATCTAGGGTGTCAGATATGAGTTCTAAGGAGCTTAAAAGGGATTTATTGCTATTTGCTAAGAAAGATCCTATTTTGTTCTTAGAATTGGTTAATGACGAAAACATAAATATTAGAAACTTAGCTATTAAGTCGGTAGAACAAAGGATTATTAATTTATCGGATGACAACAGAACCTTTAGTTGGGCATCAACAGGAAGAAAGTTAATTACTGTACCATTTGATGAAAATCCATACTCGGCGTTAGCAGCTTACTTTAAAACAGATGAAGGCGTAGAAGTTTTTCAGTCTGTTGAAAAAAGGCTTAAATAACACGTAATATTTTATAGAGGTTAGGCCGCTTAAACGTGGCCTAACTAATATAAATAACAATAAACAACATGATAAGTATAGATACAGTATACCAAAGAGTACTTGCTATTCTAAATAAAGAGCAAAGAGGTTATTTAACACCGCAAGAGTTTAATCTTTTTGCGAATCAAGCTCAATTAGAAATATTTGAGCAATATTTTTTTGATCTTAATCAATATATGAGATTAAAAGATAATAACACTGAGTATGCTCAATTGTACAATCTTGTTGATGAAAAAATTAGTAAGTTTAAAACATACGGAAACCTCACTTACTCCGCTGGAGCATTTACATTTCCTTCTGACTTACATAAAATAGGTACTGTTATATACAACGGAACCGAAGTTGAAAAAGTTGATATAAAGCAATTGCTTGATTATCAAGGTTCTAAACTTACACAGCCGTCTACTACAACACCTGTTTATATTCAAGATGTCAATGGGTCTTGGAGTGTTACATTATATCCATCTACAATTACATCTGGCGTAACTTGCACTTATGTTAAAAAGCCTATAAAAGTTGAATGGGCATACACCAATGTAAACAACAACGCTCTTTACAACGCTAACAATTCTCAAGACTTTGAACTACATGAGTCTGAAGAAGCAACTTTGGTTCTTAAAATATTAATGTATGCTGGATTAACAATAAAAGATCCTAGCGTTTCACAAGTAGCAGACGCAAAAGAAACTAAAAAAATAACTCAAGAAAAATCTTAATAAATGGGACTTATAAATCAAACAGCAAGGCAGTATTATAGCCTATCAGAAATATTTATAGCAGATGGCTCTACAACTGTATTTACAGTTACGTTTGATCCATTACCAAGTCTTATTACAGATTTTGTTGTATTTATTGACGGCGAAGAAATAGATGACAGCAATTACACTTACAATACGGGTGTAATTACTTTTTCTGTAGCGCCTGTTGATGGTACAGA